AAATACTATTCCATTTAAGGAAGGCTTTATAAAACTTGAAGGAGTTGATCTTAAAAACAGCGTTCCACATACGTATAAAATTACATTCTTTGGTAATACAGTAAATCTAAAAGACGTATTAGGTGATGACCAATTATCTAGATTATCACAACTTTCTGCTGATGATACGACTTATGAATATAGTACAATCAAAACTAAGTTAACAACAAATCCAACTTCTAATATATGCGCACCTTTAATCACACACACAGATAGATTAACTTACAATTCTCAAACACCAGCAGCAAACAATGTATATTGGCAGGGTACAGGTAGTGCAAATGGAGTTTACTGGAATCAATTAAAGTTTGCTATAAGGTTACAAAGGATTATAGATGCTATAGAAACAGAAACTAGATACCAAAATGATGATGGTACACAAAAGATTACGTTTTCTAATGATTTTTTTAATAACACTTCTAATACTAAATTCTATAATCTATGGATGTGGTTGCATAGAAAAAAAGGAACAGTAGAACCAGCAAGACAAGCTACATTAAATATGGTTTCACTTTCTGACCTTACTAAAACATCAGGTAATACAGGTTACACAAACGAAATCAATGGTATCTTAACATTAATGCCAGATGGTCAACAAACACCAGACGGAACAACACAATATCTAGAAACTAAATTAGAAATAGAACCTACTGATAATACAATAGAATACACAATACAGGTTTTTAAAAATAGCCAAATATATGAGCAAAGACAAAGCATAACAGGGCCACAAACCTTTTTTAATACAAGTTCTACTATGTTGAGTGCAGGTAGTTATTCAATATCAATAGGCTCAATCAATCCTATTTCTTTTGCATCAACTAAAATTAAATGGACTATTTCTGTAGGTGTACTTGGTCAAGGTGGTGGTGGTGGTACTGATATTTGGAGTAATCAAAACACATTCACAACTGGTGCAACTGTAGATTTTAACATAACAGAGCAAATACCAGAAATGACAGTAATAGATTTCTTAACTTCTATTTTTAAAATGTTTAATCTTACAGCTTATGTAGATAGTTCAGGGGTAATAGTAGTTAGAACATTAGACAGTTATTACGCAGCAGGTTCTGCTACTCCTATAAACATTGACCAATATTTAGATGTAACCAAATCAACAGTAGATGTTGCACTTCCATTTAAAGAGATTGCTTTTAGTTATACAGGTGTTGGCACGTTTTTAGCTAAACAATACAACCAGCTAAACAACATTCCTTGGGGTGCTACTAAATTTACTTTAGATAATGCTACTTTTGATGCACCAAATAATGTATATAAAGTAGATATACCTTTTGAACACGTAATGTATGAAAGACTTATAGATGCAGGAGTTACAACTTCAATTACAAATACAACAGTACAATATGGTTTTTTTGTAGATGACAACCAAGAACCTTATTATGGATTGCCACTAGTTTTCTATGCTATATATAAACAAAATGGTGATGACATTTCATTAAAAGATACTTCAGGACAAAATGAAAAAATAGATGATTATATTATTCCATCTAACAGTTTAGAGATAGGAACATCTAATACAACTAATATCAATTTTGCACCAGAGATTAATGAATATGATGGTGTGGAATATGCAGGTACGTTATTTCAAGATCAATATTCTACTTATATAAGCAAAGTGTTTAACAGACAAAGAAGATTAACAAAAGTAAGTGCAATGCTACCATTAAAGATATTTTACAACTTACAATTAAACGACAAATTGCAGTTCCAACAAAACACTTATAAAATCAACTCAATAACAACTGATTTGACAACAGGTAAAAGTAGTATAGAATTATTAAATGTAGTAGAATGATAAAAAACATAATAGACCTTTTACAATTAGCGCAAGGTGAAACTGAAAACATAAGGATTGCACAAGGCAAATATGCCTTACCTAAAAACTTTAAATCAGCATTCAAACAAATTAAAAACAACATCAAATGGCAACAGTAACAAAAGAATATGACTTGATTGTAAACACTGGTCAAGCAGAAAAGAATGTAGATAACTTAAATAAAGACCTAGAAAAAACAGAATCAGACTTAGGTGGAGTGCAGGATGCTGCTGACAAAGCAACAGGTGGGATGATTTCTGGTTTTAAAGGTGCTGTTAGTGGGTTAAAAGGTGTTACAAAAGGTTTCAAAACAGTAGGTGGTGCTATCAAAGCATCAGGATTAGGGTTACTTGTTATAACAATAACTGCATTGACTGCTGCTTTTTCAAGATCAGAAGAAGGTCAGAACAAGTTTGCTAAAGTAATGGGTGTACTAGGTGCTGTCTTTGATGTATTTGCAGATAGAGTAGCTAACTTAGGTGAACTTATAATAGACATATTTACAAAACCAGGTAAAGTTCTAGAGGATTTCTCTAATATGATACAAAACTTTGTAATGGATAAGGTTCAGAAAGTTACTGAAGGTCTAGGTTTTCTAGGAGGTGCTATAGCTAAACTCTTTTCTGGTGATTTTAGTGGTGCATTAAGTGATGCTGGTAAAGGACTAGATTCACTAAACAAAGGATTGAACCCTGTTAAAATGGCAACCGATGCTGTTGTTGAATCGACAAAGAATTTAGTTAATGAATTGAAAGAAGAAGGTCGTATTGCAGGTGAAATTGCAGATATGAGGGCAAAAGCTGACAAAGTAGAAAGACAACTACAGGTAGATAGAGCAGAAGCAGACAGAGAAAGAGCAAAATTACTAGAACAAGCAGTCAACAAAGAGAAATTTACAGTTGAAGAACGTATAAAGTTCCTAGAAGAAGCAGGTGCATTAGAAGATGAGATAACCCAGAAAGAAATACAAGCAGCACAACTTAGACTTGATGCTAAAATTAAAGAAAATGCACTAGGTAAATCTACAAAAGAAGATTTGGATGAGGAAGCAGCATTAAGGGCGCAACTAATTCAGCTAGAAACAGCAAAACTTACTAAACAAAAAGAGGTAACATCACAAACTATTGCATTAAAAGCAGAAGAAGCAGCAGCGCAGAAGGCATTAGACGATGAAGCTAAAGCAAAAAAGGCAGAAGATGAAGCAGCAGAACTAGAAGCAGAAAAACAATTAGCTGATCTTAAAAAACAGATAAGAGATGCAGAAGCAGTAACGGAAGATGAACGCAGGGCGTTAGAAATTCAAAAAACTATTGAGCATTATGACGAGTTAATCAGACTTGCGAAGGAGCAAGGACTTGCAACTGAAGGATTAGAGAAAGCAAAAACTAATGCACTAAACAAATTCAACGAAAAAAATGCAGAAAATGAAGTAAAGTGGGCAGATATGACAAGCAAAGAAAAGCTAGGTATTGCCACTCAAACTTTAGGAAATATGGCTTCTGTATTAGGTGAGGAAACAGCAGCAGGTAAGGCTGCATCCATTGCAGCAGCTACCATAAGTACCTTCCAATCTGCACAAGATTCTTACAAATCTATGGCAGGTATTCCGATAATCGGCCCAGCCTTAGGTGCAGTAGCAGCAGCAGCAGCAGTAGTATCTGGTATGGCGCAAGTAAAAGCAATTACAGCTACTAAGCTGCCAACTTTAGCAGGTAAGACACCTCCAGCAGCAGGTGGTTCACCTCCTCCTGCTCCAGCAGCACCAACTCCTCCTTCATTTAATATAGTAGGAGCAAGTGCAACAAATCAATTAGCTGATGTAATAGGAGAACAAACACAACAACCAGTACAAGCGTTTGTTGTTGCAAGTGATGTTACAACAGCACAAGGCCTAGAAAGAAATACTATTGAAGGAGCAACAATAGGATAAATACAAAATCGAATAATAAATACGTTATATAGTTATGAAAATAGTTGAGCTAATTTTAGACGAAGAACAAGAAGATAGTGGTATAGATGCTATATCAATTGTTGAAAGTCCTGCAATTGAATCCGATTTCATTGCATTAAAAAAAGAAAAGGAAATAAAACTTGCAGAAGTAAACGCAGAAAAAAGAATCTTATTAGGTGCTTTGTTGATTCCTAATAAAACGATCTTTAGAACTTCACCAGATGGTGATTATTACATCTTTTTCTCAAAAGACACAGTAGCAAAAGCATCACAATTATATCTTGCAAAAGGTAAACAAAACAATTCAACACTAGAACATCAACACGAATTAAACGGATTGACATTGGTTGAAAGTTGGCTAGTTGAAGATGAAGTTCACGATAAATCCAGGAAGTATGGATTAGATGTTCCTGTCGGTACTTGGATGGGAGCAGTTAAAGTTAATAACCAAGAAGTGTGGGATGAATATGTTAAAACAAATAAAGTTAAGGGTTTTTCTATTGAGGGGTACTTTGCAGACAAAATGGAACGACCTAAAGAAAGCGTTGAAGAAAAGATGTCAGCGTTGGATGTAATAAGTAAAATAAAAGAAATACTAACATCTAATGCCTAGAAATCGTACAAACTCAACTTACATACCGAGTAGAACATCTCCAAAAGGAAGTTCGAGAGCCTGTTTATGTAAAGACACAAATACTTATTCAATCGAGTGTTGTGATGGAGATATATGGGCGCAAGGGATTGGCGTAATAACAAGAACAACATAAAAACGCAAAATTTAAATTAATAATCGTTATATAAATAATATGAAACCAAGTGAAATGTTAAATCAAATTAAAACGCTTTTAAACATCGAGGTCATCCTTGAAGAACAAAAGCTAGAAAACGGAACTTTAGTAGAAGCTGAATCATTTGAAAAAGGAAAAGAGATTTTCATAAAGACAGATGATGAGAAAGTAGCAATGCCTGTTGGTGAGTATTTACTCCAAGACGGAAGATTGGTAGTAGTAGCAGAAGAAGGAATTATCGGTGATGTAAGAGAAGTGTCAGACGAAGTTCCTCAAAAAGAAGCTGAAGATGGAGAAGAAATTACTGAAGACTTAGAAGAAGAAAAAGAAGAAGAAAAAATGTCTTATGTTTCTAGACAGGAATTAGAAGAAGCTGTTGAAGAAGTAAAAGAGATGATTGAAGAAGTTAAAGCTAAGCTAGAAGAAAAGAAAGAAGAAATGAACCAAGATGGTAAAGGTCTTAAATCTAGAACAGTAAAAGAAGAATTTTCTGAAGCAGCAGCAAAACCTATAAAGCATAACCCAGAAGGGAAGGAAGTTAAGAAAAGAGTTTTTGCTCAAAGCAAAACTAGAACAACTTTAGATAGAGTATTAAATAAATTAAATAAATAATATAAAAAATGAGTACATACAGTTATACTTCAAATGATGATGTAAAAGTTCAAGTTTCACAAAAAACATTGACTGCATCAGTTTCTGTACCTGCTGGAGATGCTGGTATAGATCACAATATTGCAACAGACGCATTAGTTATCAGTTTACCGAAAATCGGTTCTGGAAATTTAGGAATGACTTTCTTATTTAGAAATACTGGCGCAGACGGAAATAACATTATCACGTTATCACCTGATTCAGCAGATTCTTTTAATGGAAGTATTGCAAACGCAGCAGCAGATTCAGTAGCTGGTGGTGTTGCAGGTAAGGATTGGATTAACACAAAAGCAACAGCAAATAACGGAGATTACGTTATAATTAGAGCAGTAGCATTAACAAAATGGTACATCGTAGGTGGTGTTGGAGTTTGGGCATCCGAAGCATAATATTAATTAAATAAATAAAAAATAAAATGAGTAATTTAAGAAATGTAAATTTAGGCACAACTACAAACATCACTACTACGTATGCAGGTGAGTTTGCAGGTGAATATATTGCAGCAGCTTTATTGAGTGCTTCGACTATTGATGACGGAGGTTTATCAGTAAAACCAAATATTGCATACAAAGAAGTAATCAAAAAATTATCTACAGGTAGTTTAGTAAGTCCAGCATCTTGTGATTTTGACCCTAATTCTTCTGTAACTCTTACAGAGAGAATTTTAGAGCCAGTTGAATTACAAGTAAATTTACAACTATGTAAGAAGGATTTTGTTAATGATTGGGAAAGCGCACAGATGGGATTTGGAATGGGTCAAACTTTACCTCCTAAGTTCGCTGACTTTATGATTGCTCACGTAGCAGCAGAAGTTGCACAAAACACAGAATTTTGTCTATGGAGAGGTGATACTACAGCAGCATCTAACAATTCTTTTGATGGATTTGAAAAACTTATTGCAGCAAGTGCAGCAGCAGGAGATATTCCAGCAGGTCAGCAAGTAGCAGCAGTAGGTGGTGGATTAAGCGCAACTAACATTATTGCAGAATTATCAAAAGTAGTAGATGCTATTCCAGGTGCATTATACGGAAAAGAAGATTTATTTATCTACATTCCTAGTAGTGCAGCTAAATTCTATGTTCAAGCTCTTGGTGGGTTTGCAGCAGCAGGATTAGGAGCAAATGGTGTTAACAATCAAGGAACACAATGGTGGAACAATGGTTCACTTAGTGTAAATGGTGTTAAGATTTTTGTTTGTCCTGGAATGTCTGATGACAAAATGTATGCAGCACAAAGAAGTAACCTATATTTCGGTACTGGCTTACTTAACAATATGAATGAAGTAAAAGTTCTTGATATGCAAGACTTAGACGGATCACAAAACGTGAGAATGATTATGAGATTCACAAGTGGTGTTCAGTTCGGAATTGCTTCTGACCTTGTTGAGTACGCATAATAAATTAATTAACCAATAAATAAAGGTAGGTAGGATTATCTACTTACCTTTTTTTTTAAAATAAAATATAAATCAGATGGCGTGTACACTTAACACAGGAAGAAAAGTACCTTGTAAATCGGCTTTTGGAGGAATCAAAAGTGTTTATTTTGCTGACTTTGGAACTATTGCTAGTGTTGCAGTAGATTCTTCAACAAAGGTAGCAACTATCACAAATGCTTCACCAGCACCAGTATGGTACGAATTTGATGTAAAAGGTAACTCATCTTTAGAAACTACAGTAACAAGTTCTAGAGAAAATGGTACTACTTTTTATACTCAAACATTAAATTTAACATTAACTTATTTAGATGCTAAAACACAAGCAGAATTACAAGTTCTTGCAGTAGCTAGACCTTATATTGTAGTACAAGATTACTACGGAAACAATTTCCTTTGTGGATTTGAAAATGGAATGGAAGTTACTGGTGGAACAGTAGTTACAGGTGCAGCAGCAGGTGATTTAAGTGGTTTTACATTAACTTTCGAGGGAATGGAAGAAACAGCACCTTATTTCTTAAACGCAGCAGTTACTCCTAGTACTGACCAAATAGACCCTACAGCTTAATCTAAATAAGCTATATGAAAATCAAGCACTCTTTCTGGGTGCTTTTTTTTTGCACTTTTGTTTTTACAAATTGTATGGTTTATTACGTTATATAAGT